TGGTCATCGCTGGGAGATAGATGTAATCGAAAATGTCAAAGAAGGTTTAAATATTTCCACTCTTATCGTGAATTCAAAAAAAAATGCTATATTAGTAGCCAAAGCATTAAAAGAATACGACGACACTTTAAAGGTTAATATAAACAAAAATTATTAATTATGAAAGAAGAGATCAAACAATTTTTAAAAGAGAACTGGAAAACAGCAGCAAGTATTATAGGTGCAGCTATATTGTTAATAATATCCTATTTATTCGAGGGCTGTGGCAGCACTTGGAAAGTATCGGGAAACACAGTAAATGTTAACAACAAATGTCTAAATGATTCAATTACACATCACAATGATTCCAACTATCACGAAGTACGGCAAGTTCCGTAAAAAAGAATGGGTGAAGAGCGCTAAAATACCATTCGAGTCCTTCAGTGAAGGAAGCTACGCACTTATGTGGGAAGGATTCGAATGGGATACAGGCTGTATGGTAAAAGGGTTTAGGGTTGTCATGAACTGCTGTTTATTCAAAGAAGCAGAACGACTTGAAAACGAATTACGTAAAAGTAGAGTTATATTAACAAAAATTGAAGCAACTAAAAACATTTAATTATGGATAATCAAGAAGCATTAGACTGGGCAAAAAGACAAGATGTTGTCAAAGTAAGAGCCTTTAAAGAAGATGAAAAAGACAAATTTACCTTTGTCGTAGGAGAATACGTGGTATCACCATTAATATTCGACAGCCAAGAAGAAGCAATAAAATACCTCAATGAGCATTTTAAACTAACAAACATGGACTTAGCAATAATTGGGGCTATGTGTCAGCGACTTAATGAGATCAATAATCAACAACTTAAAAACGAAGAAAAATGAAAGTAAGTATTGGAAAAAACACCCTTGGAGGTGGAAAAAAAATGATTACACGGTTAAACAATTACAACCGTAGTACACACGACAATAGTTTTGTAATGAGAACCTCTATGGCTCCGGGAGTTTTAGTACCAACCATGACAGAATTATTATTACCGGGAGACACATACCCTATTCAAACAAGATGTCATACTTTAACACACCCAACTATTGGACCTCTATTCGGAAGTTTTAAACAGCAAAACGACTTTTTCTTCTGTCCAATCCGATTATATAACGCAATGCTGCATAACAATACCCTGAACATCGGACTTGATATGAAAAAGGTTAAATTTCCCGTAGTCAAAATAGACGCTTCAGATTGGGATTTAGAGAAAAAGTTAAAGGGCTCAAACGACACACTTTTAAGACAAATACACCCAAGCAGCCTACTATCTTATTTGGGGTATAAGAGTCTTAATAAAGAATCGGGAACTGAGTTCACGTGGAATATCACGAAGGCATTAATGTATTATGATATATTCAAAAATTATTATGCCAACAAACAAGAGGAATCATTCTACACAATTGACGGAGCAAGAACGTTAGCAAGTTCAAATCTCAGTACAGTACCTAATACATATTTTTTTGCAGCAATAGGAGAACCGTTTGCAAATGGAATGTATAGAATAGAACAAATGATTCAAAATCCAACATCGCAAGTAATAACAATACAAGGAGATGGTGTAGTTATTGCATTTCGAGACTTAGAAAATTACGATTTAAATAACACTTATCTCAACGGAAATATCGTATTTACTCCTACCGGCGAAGATCGAACAATAGATTTAGCTATGAGGTCTATTGGACAATTAATAGGTGAAGGAGTATTAGAGGATGTATCGGATTTAATAGCACCGATATCGGGAAAACCCCTTCTCCGGGCTTACAAATTTAAAACACTAGACGGGGAAACAGCAACAAAGTCGATAAACATAACAAGCAAAGTAAATGCTTATACCATAAGCGGCAATTACAGTAAATTTAATCTCTCTTCAATAGATGATATGAGAGAAAATATACTATCCGCTGGAAAACAACAATATGTATCAACCGATGAATTTATAACGCAACTATATGAAAGTGTCGTTGACGTTTATGACACATCAAATACTCCAACATTAGTACCAAATAGCGCATACCCTATGGTAGGATTAGCGTTAAAAACTTACCAAAGTGACATCAATACCAACTGGGTAAATACCGAATGGATTGACGGGGAAACAGGTATCAACTCTATAACAGCTATCGATACAAGTTCGGGCAGCTTTACGCTCGACACTCTCAATCTGGCGAAAAAAGTATATACCATGCTCAACAGAATCGCCATAAGCGACGGAAGTTATAATGCATGGATCCAGACCGTATACACAAGTGGAGGACTCAACCATGTCGAAACACCTCTATATCTTGGCGGCAGCTCGCTCGAAATTGAGTTCCAGGAAGTTGTTAATAACAGTGGAACCGAGGACCAACCATTAGGTACATTAGCCGGTAGGGGTATAGCGACAAATCACAAAGGAGGAAATATTATATTCAAGGCAGATGAACCTGGATACATATTTTGTATCACCTCTATCACTCCACGAGTCGATTATTTTCAAGGCAACGAATGGGATTTATACCTCGAATCACTGGATGACTTACATAAGCCTCAATTAGACGGAATAGGTTTTCAAGACAGATTGTATAGACATCTAAATAGTTCCTGCGTAAGGGAAGACTTAAATACAAGCATAGGAAAACAACCTGCATGGATACAATACATGACCAATGTGAATAAAACATATGGAAATTTCGCACTTATTGAAAATGAGGGGTGGATGTGTTTAAACAGAATTTTCGATAATGTAGATACATATACTACATATATCCAACCACACTTATACAATAACATTTTTGCAGACACAGATCTAACAGCGCAAAATTTTTGGGTTCAAATCGCTTTTAATTACAAACCAAGACGTGTTATGTCAGCAAAAGTAATTCCTAACATTTAAAATTTACAATTATGATAAAACCAACTTTTTTTCCAAGACCAATAAAAACCAACTACGAATACCAAGTCGGAGAATCTATTGAAACAAAAGTTAAAAGAATCACAGAAAACAACGAACCTATCACAGACGGTGCACCAATTATCTATACCAACAGAGATGACGGAGTACTACCGGCTTATAACATCAGAACTGACCGATGGGATATTGCACAACAAGCAATGGACGCAGTCAACCAAGCAAATCTTGCCAAATCTAAAAATTACGGAAAAATAGAACAACAAGAACAAAATGCCCTCGATTCGAAGGAAGTAGGAGACACTTCTTCACAACAGGAATCGGCGGGATAAACCGCACATCTAAAAGGCTGGGAGTTAGGAACTTAGTTCCTACTCCCTCCATTTTTCACAAAATGGTACGCATGTAGCATATATTATCTAGTAATATGTGTAACCCTTGTAAAATTACAAGGGCGAAAAATTAAAACAAATAAACAATATGGGAAATTTCGGAAAATTATTTACATCGGGACTAGCCGGATCGGGAGCCAGTAGTCTGACAGGCTTAATAACAGGAGGTATAAGTCAAGCATTAGGTTTAAGTTGGTCGCCAAAAAAAGCTATGCAAGAACAAGAGGCTTATAATAAAAGAATTATGGCGCTACAAAATCAATATCAACAACAAGCATCCGCACAATCTCAACAATATGCAAAAGATTATTGGGATTATACCAATGCAGAAAACCAAGTAGCACATCTGAAAAATGCAGGATTAAATATTGGCCTAATGTATGGACAAAGCGGAGCCGGCGGCATGGGTGCCAGCGGAGGAGCTCATCAAGCAAGCCCAGAACAACCACAAGGTAATCCTGTCGCTATGGCTTTACAAACACAACAAATCGAACAACAAAGAAGAATGAATGACGCACAAATTGCGTTAGCCGAAGCACAAGCGAACAAAGCAAATGAAGAAGCTAAAAAAATTGGAGGTATAGATACAGAAGAAGCGTACAAACGTATTGAAGAAATGGACGCTAAAATTAATTACCTTATCGCCGACAAAAATTACAAAGAAGCTGAGGCAGAACTTTCCAAAGCAAAAAAGACAACAGAAGAAACCATACAAAGACTCAATGAAGCGAAAGAAGGATTATCGAGAGCCGAAATCAGCGAAGCATTTGCAGTAGCAACATATTATAGTGAAATGGCGCACAAAGTATATTGGGGGTCCCAGCGAGAAAAACTCGGATATGAGTATGACCAAAAAACCTTACAAGACAGAATTGACGCGGCTTATTATATGAACTGCCAGCTAATAGCCTCGGTAGCAAAGACTTTCAAAGATATAGAAGTAGCAGACGCACAAATTGAACAATTAAAAGCGGCGGCCAAAGAATTAAATGAGCTAGCTGATAAACATAATTGGGATAAAGAAACATATCGTAAGCAAGTAGAGGGTATGATTGAAAGATGGACAGAACAAACATTTAATGAAAGACTTCAAATCGGTTTGCAATTCGGAGAAAATATAACTGAAATGTTTTTTAAACTTCGTGGAAAAAGAACACAAACAAAAACCGTTTCAAAAAGAAGAGGAACAGAAGTAACAACAGAATCCTATTCAGAATCCTATTGACATGTGTTTATATCCAACATACATAAAAAATCCCAAATATAAACCTAATAAAAAAAATAAAGGGAAACCTCCCGTTTGCAAAGACAGGAGGCTTCTCTATATACCCGTAAAATGTGGGTGTTGCATAGAATGCAGAAAGGAAAAACAAAGAGAATGGAGAGTACGACTAGAAGAGGAATTACGTTCAAACTACGGCTATTTTATAACTTTGACCATTTCACCAGAAGGAATAAAAAATCTGGAAGAAAAAACAGGGTTAAACTGGAAGGAAAATCCAAACGAAATAGCTTCAAAAGGACTACGATTATTTTTAGAAAGAGTGCGAAAAGATACAGGCAAAAGTATGCGCCATTGGTGTGTTACGGAACTCGGAGAGGACAACGACCGAATACATCTACACGGTATATTTTTCGGGCAAAGAAGTGCGGAACTGATAAAAAAACATTGGAAGTACGGATTCATATTTATCGGGCAATACTGTAATAGCAGAAGTGTCAACTATATGACAAAATATATGTTAAAAGTAGACACAAAACACCCAGAATTTAAGCAAATCGTATTGTCAAGTAAAGGTATAGGGGCTGAGTACATGGATAGATTGGACTATCTCTGGCAAAAGCAAAATTACAAAAATATAAACGTAGCTACCTATACGTTCCGAAACGGCACAAAAATGGCTATGCCAAAATACTATAAAAATAAAATATTCACAGACAAAGAACGTGAGAAAATGTGGATCAATAATCTTAATAGAGGGCTACTATGGATATATGGAGAAAAAGTACAAGCTGATGACTGGAAAACTATCGACAACCTTAGAAGATATTGGCAAAAATACGGACGCGAGGTAATGGGAGATGACCCTATTGCATGGGATGCTATGAAAGAACGAAGAAAAGAAGAAAAACAGCGACGAGCTATTGCAGAGGCTAAAAAACAAGCTGAAAAATTCAGCACGGAAAATCTAACAAAGTTGCCGTTACAGGCCGATTTTCCTATGCAAAAGAAAACGCAAGAATGGGAAGATATTACTAATCAATACATTAAAGATAATATGTGGACGTTCAAAAGAGTAAGAAGGTGCACTACCTCGGAGCATTGCGACGCATTGGGTGCATTTGGGCAAGCGTGAAATAGTACCAGACAGTAAACAGACAGTATTTTTAAATGTTTAAGGCGGAAAACTTCGTTTTCCTTAGTCGCTTCGCTCCGAAGTACGCTCTCGACGGCGGAGCCTGTTCGCTGTCAGCCTTGCAGGCTGGCGCGCAATAGTTAAAAATATTACGTTAAAGCGGTGTAATAAAAAGTTAATGTAATGTTAAAATGGGATATTTACTTGACAAAGGGGACTTTTTGTATTATCTTTACAGTGTAATCAAAAAAACACAAAGCCATGTATACAGTAATAGCAAATGCCAAGACAACCGAAGGAAAAAAAATTATCCTTCGCCAAACGCTCAAAACAAAGAGAGCATGTGAATTATTTGTTAAAGGAGCCAGAGATATTGTAGAAGTAGTAGATTATTCAATAACCAAGACTAAACAATTATGAAAACAAGAATTATTATCATCGCAAGAAGTTACAGCCAGGAGCTGTTTTATTTAAAAAAGTTCAAAAATGAAAAAGAGGCTATTAATCACGGAGAACGAATTGTCCATCAAAACAAAGGGTGCGTCATAACCTACCTTGAAGAAAAAAATACTGGTCATCGCTGGGAGATAGATGTAATCGAAAATGTCAAAGAAGGTTTAAATATTTCCACTCTTATCGTGAATTCAAAAAAAAAT